GCGATGCACAGGTCGACGGCGATGCACGGGTCTCCGGCAATGCACAGGTCTACGGCGATGCATGGGTCTCCGGCGATGCACGGGTCTCCGGCGATGCACAGGTCTCCGGCGATGCAGATTACGCAACAATAAAAGGTTTTGGGAGCGAAAGAAGAGCGACAACATTTTTCCGGTTAAAGAGTGGAGAGATTGGGGTCAGATGTGGATGCTTCTACGGCACGATCGAACAGTTTCGGGGAAAAGTAAAGGAGACACACGGGGACAGCAAATATGCAAAAGAGTACCTGATGATTGCGGATTTGATGGAGCTGCATTTCGAGCATGAGGAGGAAAAGGAATGCGACGGCTGATAGACGAAGAGACACTGAAAAAGAGCATAAAAAAGTGGCTGAACCCAGATCCGAACGCAGACAGAATGGTGAATATCGATGACATAGCGGTGTCTGTGATGATGGAGATTGAAGAGCAGCCAACAGCCTATGATGTGGACAAGGTAGTGGCGGAACTGGAAAAAGAATTGAAACGCACAGATGAAGAAAAACTCCGGTGCGTCAAGGAGAATCCGCTGCAATTTGATTCTGTAAAGGGATATGCCAATGGAATTGCTGTTGCTATCCAGATAGTAAAAGGAGGCGGTATAGATGGCGATTAAACCTATATTGTTCAACACCGAAATGGTGCGGGCGAAAGAAGATGAATTTTTTGAGATACCCTAAAGATATATCTGGAATGAAGTTTGGACGATTAACCGCTATCAAGAAAGTTGGGATGAAGGGGAACGGAAGAGGTTCAAAAGCAATATGGCTTTGCAAATGCGATTGTGGGAACGAAAAAGAAGTGTTGAGAAATTCTTTGGTAAGTGGAACAACAAAAAGTTGCGGCTGTCTTGAAAGAGAAGTTAAGGCAACGATGCATTTGACGCATGGCATGGCCAAATCCAGAATATGGAACATTTGGGTAGGAATGAGAGATCGATGTTCCAGGGAACACAACAAAAATTACGAAAAATATGGAGGAAGAGGAATTCGTGTTTGCCCGGAGTGGGAAAAGAGCTTTCAAAGTTTTTATGATTGGTCTATAAAAAACGGATACAGTGAAAAACTGACAATAGACAGAATTAACAACGACGGGGATTATGAACCATCAAATTGCCGATGGGCAACAAGAAAAGAGCAAACAAGGAATAGGAGTATTACTGTAAAAATTCCACTTGCAAAAATAGCTGAAATTGAAGGAATTACTTATCAAGAGGCTTACAAAAAATATGTATTGTGTGAAAAGCCGGAGGAGAAAAGAAGATGAAAGCAAGACCTAAGACATTCGTAACCTACACAGTGCAAACATTCAATGGCGATGCGGAAGTATGGGTACATTGTTGGCCACAGCAGAAATGGGACTATCTGGAGGACAGGGGCAAGGTGATTTTGAGCCGGAAAAACATGAGCATGTCTCTGCCGAAAGAAGAGATCGAAAAGCATTGGAAGGTGGTGGAAGAATGAGATACAGAAAGAAACCTGTAGTTGTAGACGCGTTCCAGTATGACGGCGATCTGATGCACTCTAACGGTGAGTGGATCTGCCCTGATTGGGCGAAAGATGCTTTCCAGAGTGGCACACTCTACTACGATTCGCCGAGTGGCGAAGAACCGCCGACAGAGCTGTATATCGAGACCCTGGAAGGACGGCACCATGTATCGGTTGGAGACTACATCATCCGGGGAGTGGCCGGGGAACTGTACCCGTGCAAGCCGGATATCTTCGCACAGACCTATGAGCCTGTAAGCGATGGTACAGAAAGCGCCTGGCCTCATATCACAGAGAGATTCAACCGAGTTGTATAGGAGGAAAAATGACAGAGAGATTAACCAAGCGAGAAAAGAATGGACTGGCCTACTTCCCGATGTGCTTTACACCGCCCTGCAATGGAGAAGGATGCAAGGACGAGAACTGTATATTCATCAGTGATGTGTGTGAGCAGTTGGCCGAATATGAAGAACTGGAAGAGCATGGACGGCTCCTGCGGTTGCCGTGTAAGGTGGGAGATACAGCTTATGCGTTTTTATCAACCAACAATTATTTCACAAAATGTAAAATTAACAAAATAGAATTAAAGCCTACTTTTTATGGAAATATACGTTACTTTTTGGAGCAAATAGGTCATCGAGGGTGTTTATACAGATATTTTGAGGACGATTTTGGAAAAACGGTATTCCTCACAAAAGAGGAAGCGGAAGCCAAGTTGAAAGAGATGGAGGGAAGGACATGAACGAGAAGGAAGCGATTGAATACCTGGAGGACTGGTATCTGAAGGTCCCGGACAACAAGGAAGTGCATTGCGGAGTGAAGAATCACAACGAAGTAATGGACACGGCTATAGCGGCGCTGAAAGAGGTACAGGAGTACCACGCTACAGGTCGGACACCGGGTATGGTAAGGGCGTTGCAAGTCGCCTATACCAGAGCAAAAAAGCGACTGGATGAATATATCGCTATTGGAATACCGGAGCAGTGCCGGGAAGCTGTGGAGCGTACCCGGTGGATTCCGGTAAGCGAGCGGATGCCGGAAGGAATAGATGCATGCAACTATATTGTCAGCATTGAGAACTACGGAGTTGATATTGCAACATATGTTCCGTCTGTAAAAGAATGGTACTGTTTGGGCCTGCCGTGTAAAGTAATCGCCTGGTTGCTACTGCCAGAGCCGTACCATATTACCAACCCCGATAAAAAGGAGAGCAATGTCGAAGAGCAGAGCAACGATGTATATAAGACCCAGAGAGGGAAGAAGATGGGGGGGGCACTTCCTCTTATGCGGAGACAGCACCAACATTGACGATGTGGAAAGACTGATGGGAGGAGAAAAAGCGGATATGGTATTCACGGATCCGCCTTATGGATATGAGTACCAGAGCAACGCCAGAGGGGAAAAGTTCGAAGTGTTAAAGAATGATGACAAGATTCTGGACTTTTTTCCGAATATCCAGATGGTATGCAATGGCTTTATATTTATCTGCACCACATGGAAGGTGCTGGATAAGTGGCTTCCTCTTTTCCAAAAATATCATAAACTCACCAACATGATTATCTGGAGCAAAGGCGGCGGAGGAATCGGTGACCTATCACATACCTTTGCAACAGATTATGAGGTCATTTTATGTGCCAATAATGGGCGAGAAATCACCGGCAAGCGGATCGGATCTGTGTGGACGATAAAAAAAGATTCTGGGAATAGTTATGTGCACCCGACCCAGAAGCCCGTTAAACTATCAGAATTTGCCATAAGGAACACAACCGAACTGGGAGACATCGTTCTGGATTTGTTTGGTGGGTCTGGATCAACTCTGATAGCGTGTGAGCAACTCAAAAGAAAGTGCAGAATGATGGAGTATGATCCGGTATATTGCGATGTGATTGTTGAGAGATGGGAGCAGTTTACAGGACAGAAAGCAGAACTTATCAAAAAAGAAGAATGACAGAAGTGGAGAGGAGGACGTAATGGACGCAAAAGAATTATACGCATATCAAAATGACCGGGAAAAATTGCGCTCCCTGCAGATTGAGCTTGCAAGGCATGAGAGCTTCAACCCTTACAAAGGCTGTGAAATTTCCGATATGCCAAAAGGGAGCGGGGGCGGTATGTCGTTCGCGGAGTGGTGGACAGACGAAAAAATGCGGCTTGAAGAAAAAATCAAGGAGTGTATCGCAAAGGTGGAAAGCGACCGGGAGCGGATAGAAGCATATATTGATGACGCACCGGAGCCTGAACAATCCATCATCAGGTACAGAGTGATCAACGGTATGGGGTGGGACGAGATTGGGGATACGATGTACCTTAATCGCAGGACGGTCAGCCGTAAGTTTTACAATTATATAAAAAGCCCGCAATGCCCGTAATGCCCGTAGACTGACATACGTGTAGTATGGTATGATATACTTGTCAGAAATGGCAAGAGGTGTCCGCAAGCCCACAGCGGATACCTCTTTTCTGTTGCTGTCATTTTTCCATTAACGGCTGGCGGGGAGACCTGCCAGCACCTCCTCCAAAAGAAAAAGCGAGGTGAGCGATATGGCGAGGCCATTAAAAGAGATAGACAAAGCCCAATTTGAGAAGCTGTGTGCGCTCCAGTGCACCAAAGAGGAGATTTGTGGATTTCTGGAAATATCTGACAAAACCCTTGATGGTTGGTGCAAGCGGACATATAAGACAGGTTTTTCCGACATTTACCGGCAAAAGCGGGAGATTGGGAAAATATCACTGCGCCGGAGCCAGTTCCGGCTGGCAGAGAAAAACGCCAATATGGCGATATGGCTTGGCAAGCAGTACCTGAACCAGAAGGACAAGATCGAAGAGGTCAAGCGGTATGACACCGGGCAGTTTGAGAGCATTGTGGAAGCGGTAGGCGGGCGATTCAATGCGGGTTAGTTGGTCAGACAAGCAGGAGAGCCTATTGAGTATGCCCTACAAGCACTGCCTAGAAGTGTTAGAGGGTACACCCAGATCCGGAAAGACAACTTGCGCAGTCGCGCGGGCGGCGTGGTATTGGTGGAATACACCGGATAAAAACCACATGATACTGGCCTACAATCAGGAGCAGGCTTTTAAGCTGGTATTGGACTGCGACGGTCTGGGAATTCAGCACATATTTGCAGGATTGTGGGAAATGAAGCATGACGATTATGGTGATCACCTACTCCTGCATACACCCAAAGGGGACAAGCGAATATATTACAAGGGCGGCGGCAAGGCCGACAGCCAAAAGGCGTTTACGGGTATGTCACTCGGGAGCGTCTTTTTTTGCGAGATTAACCTGTTGCACATGAACGCCATACAGGAGGCATTCCGGCGGACGATGGCCGCGAGAATCCGCTGGCACATTGCAGACCTTAACCCTCCGGCTCCTAATCACCCGTGTATCACAGACGTGTTTGAGGTACAGGACACATACTGGACGCACTGGACACCGGACGATAATCCGATTCTGACGGAGCAGAGAAAGAGGGAACTGTTTAATACGCTCTGCAAAAACAAGTATTTGCTGGAGCGTGACTGGTACGGCTTGCGGGTTATCCCGGAGGGCGTGATTTACAGCATGTTTGACCCGGGACGCGATATCAAAAAAGAGATCCCAAACGGCGAGTACTGCGTGGAGATGTTCTTTTCTGGTGACGGCGGTCTTACGGACGCAACATCAATATCCTGCAATATCATCACACGCAAGACCGAGGAGGGGCGTGTGGTGTACAGGCTGGCACGTATTGCCAACTGGTACTATGACGGTGCCAACAAGGCCATGAGTACACAGGCCAGAGAGATAGCGCAGGAGTTCGCCCCATACTGTCGCAATAAGACGGGCATGCGGGAGAGCTGCTGGAAAATAGACCCGGCGTGTAAGGCATTGAGGAAAGAGCTGGAGCTGTTTGGCATAGCTTCGGACTGTGCCGATAACAACGGCAGGGATATAAAGGGCACGAGCAAAGGCTTAAAAGTAGGCATTGAGTATATGCAATCCTGCATAGAAAAAGGCCTTTTTTATTGCGTTGAGGATAGCAGATTTGGGCACCAAGACTTTTTGAAAGAGATTGGTTTGTACTGCGTAGACGCACACGGCAACCCCATTGACGCGTGGAACCATGCAATGGACGAGGCCAGATATAGCGTAAATTACTTTTACAAAACATATGTTCTGTAAAGGAGTGAAAGAATGTTTGACAAGATTAAAAAGGCGGTGAGGAGTTGGATGCAGCGGACGGGCGCAGAAACAGGCATGTCAAAAGAGTTTAAGGATATCTTCGAGGTCGGCGGGGTTCCGGCTTTTAACCAGTTCTATTACTTCGGAATTTTTGTTTGGAAGTACCTGTATAAAGGCTTTTACAAAGCCTGGCACAGGGTAGCGGCTCCCACGATTGCGGATCCAAAGGCAAAGCGAGACATGGAGCGCATGGATATGGCAAAAGCCATCTGCGCAGAGCTGGCCGGGCTTATCTGGTCGGAGCAGTGCGAGGTACACGTATCCCAGGGAGATGGAGAGGTACAGCCGCTTGATGACTTTGTGCATGATGTCCTCGCCAAAAATAACTTTTGGACAAAAATGCAGGAGCATATTGAACAGTCCCTTGCGCTTGGCGGCGGTGCTGTCAAGGCATGGTATGAGGAGCGGCATGACAGCGAGGGTAACGTGGTGCCGGATTCCGGACAGATTAAGCTTGGCTTTTGCATGGCTGACCAGTTTGTGCCGACAGGCTGGGACAATGCCAAGGTATATGATGCGGTATTTATCGACCGCAAGGCAAAAGACGGATACTACTACACCCGGCTGGAGTGGCATAAATGGGACGGTCTCACCTACTGGGTGAGCAATGAGCTGTATCGGGCGGATATGCCAAAAAAGGGCGATATATCAGAGCCGCAGGATATTCTGGGATTCCGATACCCGCTGGAGACCATATACCCGTATCTCAATGACAGCACACCGCTTGAGGGCTTGAGCACGTCACTGTTTGCATACTATCGGCCAGCAATGGCAAACAACCTTGACGATAACTCCCCGCTGGGCGTGAGTATCTACGCAAATGCGATGGGGACGCTTAAGGCGCTGGATATTGCATTTGACAGCTTTGTGCGGGAGTTTAAGCTGGGTCGTAAAAGGATTATCATCCCAGCCAAGTGTATCCGCACAGTCATAGAGCCGGAGACGGGTATGCAAAGGCGATACTTTGACTCATCTGACGAGGCATACGAGGCGCTTGCAACTGATGACATGGACAGTCTTAAGATACAAGACAACAGTGTAGAGCTCCGGGTTGACGAGCATGTGGCTGCCATCAATGCGCTGCTGTCTATCCTGTGCTTACAGGTTGGCTTTTCGGCTGGCACTTTTACCTTTGACTCGGCGCAGGGTCTTAAGACCGCAACAGAGGTGATCAGCGAAAACTCTAAGACCTACAAGACCATCAAGGGGCACCAGCTGCAGGTTAAGGCAGCGATTGACCAGATTGTAAACGCAATCATACAGGTGGCGGCCATCTACGATCTGCAATGGGAGGGATACAGTATCCGGAGCCTTGCGGAGCGTGGCTGGGAGTGCAAGGTGGTCTTTGATGATTCCATTTTGCAGGACAGACAGACCAATATTAACGAGGGCGTGCTACTTGTTGGAAACGGTCTGATGAGCAAAAAGCGGTTTATGGTCGAGACGCTTGGCATGACCGAGGACGAGGCGGATCGGGAGATCCGGCAGATTGCGGACGAGGGAGCCGTGAGCGGTAGCATACTGGACAAGCTGGAGATGGGCGGTGCTGAATAGTGGCAAAGCTGGACAAGCTGACGGCGCTCCGTTTATCGGAGCCTGTAGAGGACGCATATCTGGAGTGCATTGACAGGCTGATAGCAAATATCGCAAAGCATTTAGGGACGGGCAAGGCGTTCCGCACGGCGGACTGGGAGGTTCGCAAGCTTGCGGAGCTGGGACAGCTGACCGCCGAGAATGCACGGATCATCAACGAGGCTACCAAGCGAGTACCGATGGAGATCCGGCTTGCGCTGGAAGAATCGTCAGCCATTGCACTGCGAGACCTGGAAAGCCTGATAGATAAGGCCATCAAAGATGGCACAATCGAACAGGCTCCGGTAGATAGTACAGTAGAGCTTGTGGAGAGCATGATGTCACGGGCGATAGAGCAAGCCAATCTCACCAATACAACGCTTTTTGAATCAGCCCGAGGAGCATATCTCCGGGCTGTCAATGACGTTACAGAGTGGGAAGAATTCAGCATCGGAGCACTTGGGCAGAAGTATATAGCGGATGCCATGAACCAGGGCACGATTGCTGTGGTATCTGGAACAGAGACCAGAGCGCAGGCGTTGAAAAAAGCTATCTCACAGCTTGCAGACCGCGGGCTGTATGGACTTGTGGACAGAGCGGGACGGCACTGGTCTCCAGAGGCGTACATGGGTATGGTGATAAGGACAACATCGCACAACACAGCGATTGATTCCGTGCGCGCCAAACAGCAGGACTATAAGAGCGACATCTTCCAGGTGTCCCAGCACCCGGGAGCAAGACCGCTGTGCTATCCGTATCAAGGCAAGTTTTACAGCTGGAGCGGAGCGTCCGGCACATTTACGGACGGCAACGGTGCAAAGCACAAATACAGCGGGATACAATCAACCAGCTACGGCAAGCCTGCCGGGCTGTTTGGGATTAACTGCGGACATTACCCGCTCCCGCAGATCCCCAAAGTCACGATACCGCAGGACAAGCCGGAACAGAATAAAAGAGAAAATAATAGGCTGTACCAGGAATCTCAGCAACAGAGAGCCTACGAGCGGGATATCCGCAACGCCAAGCGCAAAAGGGAGGCGTTTGCAAGCGCCGGGCTTGATGACGCTGCGAAAGAACAGGAGGCCGTCATAAGAGCCAGACAGGAGCGCCTGAGGGAGTTTGTTAAGCAGACCGGGCGTACAAGACGATACGACCGGGAACAAATCAAATAAGGAGGGCAATATGGACTGTAAACATGAGTTTGAGGGACGGGCTGACGGAGTGCACTGCATTAAGTGCGGACTGTTCCTGACCCCGGAAGAGTACCGGGAGCACATAGCAAAAGGAAAGGAGGAGGAAAAGAGTGAACGAGTATCAGAAGCTGATAGCGTACATGAAGATTCTGGTGCAGAATCTGATGACACTGCATCGAAACCTAAGAAAAGACGCCGCGTGGTTTGCAAATCATAAACAGCTTGGTAAGTGGTACGAGACCATGAGCGAGCAGGTTGATGATCTTGCAGAGACGGGGATCGCCCTGGGATACCGTGAGCCGAGCATATCAGACGCAGTGCTGACATATTCCAGCGCCGTATTGAGTACGGAGCCGCGGGAGCTTACCGAGAGCTTTAGACTATGCTTGGAATATTTTAGAGCAACCGCCGGGCTTATGCAGGCAGCGGAGGCAGTTGTACCCGTGAGCGTGCAGAATAAGCTCCAGGAGTACGAGTACTTTTGGAACAAGGAAGCCAACTTTAAGCTGGCGGCGGCCCTTGGTGATGGGTCAGACATTGACGACGATTAAGGAGGTGATCCTTTATCTCCCGGCTATGGGGTTATATAGCAACGCAGTATATTGAGACGCACTCCTCCGGGGGTGCTTTTTTATCGCCCCTGTGACAAGGCGTTAAACTGTGCCGCAAATCGTGGCAGTCCGCAGCCGTACCTTGCGGGCAATTCGCAGCGACGAGCGATATCGGAAGGAGGCCAATATGGCATTTACGAGAAAGACATTAACAGGATATGGGCTGACAGAGGAGCAGCTGGAGAAGGTCATGACGTTATACTCCACCAGTCTGGCAGACTATATCCCCAAGGCAGATATGCAGGCAAAGATTGATGAGGAGGTCAAAAAGGCCGCCGAGAATCAGCCGCCTGTAGATGTGACACAGTCGGACGAGTATAAAAAGCTTCAGGGCGAGCGTGACATGCTCCGCGCCCTTGGCACTGATGACTTTTCCGGCATTAAACCCAAATTCCGCGAGACCGTATACAACATGCTCAACCGCGAAGAAGGCGCACCGAGCGTTGAGGAGCAGTTAAAAAAGGTCGCGGAAGATTACGAAGAGTACTTTGAGCCGACCACTACCACCGAGACGGGCAAGACCCCGCAGTTTGGCGCGGGCGTATCCGGCACCATGCCGAAAGGTCAGGAAAAGACCACGGTAGACGGTATCTGGTTCGGCAGCAAAAAGTAGGAAAGGAACGAAAATATGGCATTCGAACAGCAGACACTTAACTACACAACCGAATATAGCAAAGCGATGGCCAACGCATACCCGCATTGGTCTTACTTTTCCGACCTGTACGGCAGTCCGAACAGTGCGACTTATAAGCCCATCGGCGGTAAGTCTGTAGCTGTCCAGAGCATGACCGTAGGCGGAGCAAGAGCTACCAACAGAGATAGCATTGACGGCAACTTTAAGCGCAACTTTAACGCAGATCAGCAGATCCTCACCATGAGCATGGATCGTGAGTGGGATACACTGGTTGACCCGATGGACATCCAGGAGGATGCAATCGTAACCCTGGCAAATATCACCAAGACCTTCAACGAGTTTCAGAAGATCCCGGAGCAGGACGCTTATGCAGCTTCCAAGCTGGCGGCAGCGGCTTCCACGTTTGGTGGTGTGGACGCTACAACGCTGACCGCGGACAATATCCTGACAACATGGGATTCTTACCTTGCATACATGGTAGACCAGAGAGTTCCGAGAGACCAGATCCGCGCAAAGATCACCCCGGACGCTTACAAGCTGCTTAAGGAGGCGGCTGGTATCACCAGATTTGTGGAGGCTGATACAGGTATCCGCAACATTGACCGCAATGTGGGCAAGCTTGACGGAGTATCCATCATGGAGGTGCCGTCCGATGTGCTCAAGACCGCCTATGACTTTACGCTTGGCTGGACACCGGCGGAAAACGCACAGCAGATCAACCTCCTGATGTATAACCCGGCTTCCATTGCTGCCCCGGTCGTATACGATGTATCCATGATGTCCGCACCGACCGCACAGAGCAAGGGAAAGTGGCTGTACTACGAGCGTTACTACTATGATGTATTTGCGCTCAACCAGAGGCTGCCGGGTATCTTTGCGAACATCGCGGCACTGCCGACCATCGGCACTCTGACCTTTACGACCAGAGCAGGCGCAGACAGCACACACACAGTGCTCAATCTTCCGGCGGCTCCGTATGGCATGAAGTACGTGGCTAAGGACGGCACAGGTGCGGAAACCGTGACCTATGGCCAGAAGCTCACCAGCGGCTGGACTGAGGTCAAGAACGGTGACGCTATCACCACCGCGGCAAGCCACGTCATCACAGTGGCACTGGTCAATGCTACCAAGGGCAACGCAGCCACCACAGTAGGCAGCGCGTCCGCAGTAGTAGGCGGCTGATAAGGAGGGGTAATAATGGCGTACATTGATTATGACGGATATCTTGCAATCTACGGCACTTGCCCGCTGACAGAAGAGGAATTCCCGGTGTACGCCGAGCTTGCCAGTGACTTAATCGACAGTGTGACACGGTATAAGATTCAGCGGGGCGGCTTGTCCGCCCTGCCTGCTTATACACAGGCACTTGTTAGAAAGGCTACGGCAGCTCAAATCCTGTACACCTATCAGTATGGCATGGAATCGACCATGACCGGACAGGCAGGCCAAGGCTTTACGGTCGGCAAGGTACACGTAGACAGCGGCAAGACAGAGCAGACCGCAGCACAGATGATGATAAGCCCGGCTGTATCCGTATATCTGGAGCAGTCAGGGCTCATGGAGAGGAGCGTCGAATGCTTAGACCAATACCACAGCAGTTACTTAGGAGTGTGGTGACGCTTAAGGTCTGCACAGCTATGGACGAGTGGCAGACTCCCACATGGGAGGAGTACACAGTTAAGAGGGTACACTTGCAGGACACGGACGGGATTCGGAAAACGGTAAATAATACCGAGGTGACGCTGTCATCTATCCTGTTTGTCGATTCCAGACTGTCCACACCGCAGCTTGACTATCAGGCGTTACTTGCACAGAGTTTGGAGGCCGGGAAGCCCATGCGGGCGGTGATTGAAAACCCCGGCGGCAAGGCATTAAGCGAGTACGAGGTGCTGACGGTTGACCTTGTGCCGGACGCTTGCGATGGCTCAAAAATCCATCATATTGAATTGGGGCTGGTTTAATGGCTATAGAGGTTAAGACGGACAGAGCCGCATGGGTGGCAGCGCTGGAGAAAGCGAGCAAGGCCGCCACGGAAGCCCTTGCAATCCAGGTAAAAAATGACAGCCTGGACTACGTGCCCGATGATGGCGAGCATATCCTGAGGGATTCCTGCCAGATTGAGGACACCGAGGACGGGAAGGATCTTGTCTGGCGTGGCGTTTATGCTGGATACCAGTGGTTTGGCGCAAGAGCAGACGGCAGCCACCAGGTCAAGCACTACACTACGTCGGGCACTGGGAGCGCATGGGTCGATAAAGCCAAGGACGTACACGGGGAAGAGTGGCAAAAAGTCGCACAAAACGCATTCACGGAGGGGCTTACATGAGAGAGGAGATTGTCGAATCTATCCAGAAGATGGTACAAGCCATCACTGGAAAAAGGGTGGTAATCGGGTCAGTGCCTCCGCTTGATGGCTACGCTGTCAGCATGGCGGGCGGCTCACCGATTGCCACATTCCGACCACTGACTACAAACGAATCATTCCCGGTTCTTTTTAACGGCAAGGGCGAGGATTTACACGCTGTATTGGCTGATATGGAGCGAGCACACCACGCACTCACAACGTCCAAATCCCTCCCGTATACGGAGGACTGGCAGATTTACGCAATAGAGACAACCGCCGCCCCGAGCGTTATAGGGCGGGAGGAAAACCGGAACTGGGTGCTTGGCTCCAGCCTCCGGGTGAAGTTTTACAACAAGAAAGGAGCAGTATAATGGCAGATAACTTTTTGCTTGTAGCGCATGGCATCCAGTGCGAAATTGACACCACGCCGAACGGACAGCAGCGCACATGGGAGCCGTTTGGAGAGGGCATTGAGAACTTTTCCGAAGCGCTCAATGAGGTAGTACAGCAGTACTTTTTCTTTTCCAATAAGGGCTACGCCAGTAACTATGTGACTGGCATGGCTCCGGCCTACACCTGCACAGGCCGCAGAATCATCGGAGACCCCGCACAGGATTACATCTTCGACGCTGCCCGCAAGTACGGCCTGATGGTAGAACGGAACACCAACTTCCGGATCTCCGTAGGCAATGCGGATGGCACGATTAACCAGATCACGTGCCCGATTACTCTGGCAAACATGACGGATCTGGGCGGCGGCACCACGGACGGATCCGCGGTATCCTTTGAGGTACGCTTTAACGGAAAGCCGACACTGACAACCATCACACCGGGGGCTACCCTTGAGGTCAAGTCCGTAGCTGGCACAGCAACCGGGGACACAGCTCTGTCCGTAGTACCGGAGCAGGCGGCGGCTGGCTGCAAGTATGTATGGGCTTACGGCTCTGTAGCACCGACCGCAACAGTCGGGAGCGTGTTGACCGGATGGAATGACTTTACCGCCGGAGATTACACCGTGCCCAACGGTAACTTTGTGACCGTGGCGATGGTCAACACGTCCACCAGTGTAGTAGTGGCAACCGGACAGGCTACCGTAGTAGCCAAGCAGTAAAAAAGAGGAGGGCATGGAATGTATACAGTACAGCGCAAGCAGACAATAAACGACGAGTTGGTTATTACCGATTCCAAAGGCGAGGAGGCCCTGCGTCTCCCCGTCAAACTCTATATAGATGATATTCTGGCACAGTACAACCGCCTCCGGGCAATGCTGGGCGAGGCACAGCACAATTTACAGACCAATCCCACCGATGATGTGGCTCTGACATCATACGGCCTTGTATTGACCGAGTTTTTTGGCCTAATCTTCGGGCGGGCGGGCTGTGATAAGCTGCTGACTTTTTACAGTGACGGCGATCCGGACAAGTGCCGGTGGACGGAAATGCTTATGGATGTTGCCCCGTTTGTCTCGGACGTGATAAACCCGCAGGTACAAGCGGCCATGAAAGAGCGGGCGCAGAGATTCCGTCAGATGAGCCGATGAGACTGTACGAGCGGGAGAAAGATACGGTTGAGCATTGCGGCAAGACCTACAAGCTCAATCTTGGATGGCAAAATGTACTTGCGTCACTGGACGCATTGGACGATCCGGAGCTGTCCGAGCAAATCAAGATTGATGTGGCGCTTGAAAACTTAATCATAGGCAAGCACCCGGACGATCCGAAGCTACTGGAAAAAGCGATAAAGACCATTTTCCCGGACACTCAAAAAAACAGCGGCGAGCCTGTCATTGACTTTGAGCAGGATTCCCCGCTGATTTTTTCGGCTTTTTGGCAGGCGTACCGGATAAATTTGCACACGGACGCGCTCACGTGGCGGGAGTTTACGGAGCTTTTGCAGGGTGTCCCGCGTGGGACGCGCCTTGCAGACCGGATCGAGATCCGGCAGAGGGAGATCCCGGAGCCTACCAAGTACAACGCAAAAGAGCGGGCGGCGCTTATCAAGGCAAAAACCGAGGTGGCGATAAAAAAGACCCCGGGGCAAAAAGAAAAGGCACTCCGGGGCTTGTACTCCATGCTGGAAGCACAGGCAAAAGGCAGGTGATGATATATGCCAGATGTTGGCGAGGTAAGATATAAAGCAGTCGTTGACAACAGCGGCATTGATGAGGAGATAAAAAAGACAGAAGCGAGCCTTGACAAGCTTGACAATCCAGTCAAAAAAAGTTCCAGCAAATTCGACAAGCTCGGGAAGGTTGGAAAAAAAGCGTTAAAAGGTATAGGAGTGGCATTTGTCGGCCTTACATCGGCGGCTGGTGCTGGCCTTGCCGCTGTTGCAAAAATGGGCATCGAATACAACGCCCAGATGCAATCCTATCAGACGGCATTCACGACGATGCTGGGCGATGCGGAAAAAGCCACGGAACTGACTGATAAGCTCAAGACGTTGGCGGCGCATACCCCTCTGGCAATGACGGATCTGGCTGACGCATCTAAGACGCTTCTGGCGTTCGGTTCTACCGCCGACAAGTTACCGGATCAGCTGAAAAGGCTGGGCGATGTAGCGCAGGGCAATGCACAGGCGCTTGGCACTATGGCGACAGCGTTTGGCCGTGTCCAGTCCAATGGATATGCGTCCCTGGAAGAGATCAACATGATGATTGACCAGGGCTTTAATCCGCTCCAGATTATCGCAGACAAGACGGGCGAGAGCATGGCCGAAGTCCGTAAGCGTGTGTCATCTGGAAGCGTATCATTCGAGGAGCTGAACGATGCGCTTGTTACAGCAACAGAATCCGGCGGGCAGTTTTACAACGCTATGGAAAACCAGTCCAAGACGTTTGATGGCCAGATGTCAACACTCAAGGACAATGTATCGGCGTTGACTGGTACACTGACGGAGGATCTATTCGGGTCTTTGGCGCAGGACGCACTCCCGAAGGTCAATGAGTGGGTTGACGAGCTGACTACAGCGGCGCAGGAGGGCGGTGTTGAGGGTGCTATTGAGACTGCTGGCGTGGTGTTGACCGAAGCCATCACAGAGCTGCTCAATGGTGCGCCTAAGTTTGTGGATACAGCGGTTAAGCTGGTAGAGGCCTTTTTGGGGTCTGTTAAGGACAACGGCCCGGAGATCATGGACGGAGCCCTGAACGTGATCATGACGCTGATTGATGGGTTTATATCCATGCTTCCCGACATCATAGAGACGGCGGCTGTTCTGATAGAGGCACTTGTGGAAGGTATTGGATCACGACTTCCGCAAATCATAGAGACAGCGATCCGGCTGGTTGTGGCGCTGGTGAATGGGTTACTTAGGGCCGCACCAAGGTTGGCAGTCGCAGCATTGGAACTTGTCCATGATATCCTCCACTCGTTCGATAATGTGGACTGGGGGCAGGTCGGTAAAGATGTCGTACATGGCATTGGAAACGGCCTCATGGGGGCAGCATCATACCTGTATGACAAGGCCAAGAGCTTGGCGAAAAATGCATTGAATTCGCTGAAAAAAGCCTTCGATTCTCATTCGCCATCGAAAGAAGCGAAAAAGATCGGCGTTACGGTTCCGCAGGGCTTGGAACAGGCTTTTGACGAGGATACTCTGGCAGAGGATGCCGCCCGTGACCTTGGAAGCCGGGCAATCGCCGGGCTGACCGCAGACGTAAGCTACAACATCCCCGACGTGAGCGAGTACGCAAAAGACTTGACAAGCGGATTCTCCGGCAGTTACAAGGCCGGGGCAGAAATCACAGTCCCGCTCTATCTGGACGGCCGGGAAGTGGCAAGAGCGAGCGCATGGTGGACAGGAGAGCAGTTAAGCTGGGAGGAGATGTAAGATGTGGATAAACGGCATTGGTATAGCCGACTACGGCGGACAGCTCCGCATGGAGTACAAGACAAGCGGATATCAGCTTGACACTGCGGCCTTTAAGGGACGCAATCGGTCAAGCTTTGTCCTCTTAACCAGCACAACAGGGTTTATGACGATCACCCTCCCGGTGGTGTTTGAGGGTACGGACCGGGACGATGTGACCCGCAAAAAAAGCCTTTTTGATATGCTGATTTTTGGCAAAAATGAGCTTTTAATGGACGACGGGTTCCAATACTCCGCGTACCTGTCAGCTATCGGGGATTCTTCATACCCCGCCCCGGAGCTTATCGAGGTTGAGTATACACTTATTGGTGTGCGGCATGGTGACAAGGTGACGGTGATAGGTAATGCAGTAGCGTGTGACAGCACCCTACCGGATACAGACTGCATACTGTCCTGTACGGTCGGGACTTCCCGCACCCGGTACAAGGTTGGGAGCGTGACCTTTAAGTCCGTTACCGCAGGCCAGCGCCTTGTGGTTGACGGCATTAACAAGCGGATTCTGGTTGACGGGGTTCCGGCGGCAGAAAATGCGGATTGGATACGGTTTCCGAGCCTTAAGCCGGGGCTTAATAATCTGGAGTGTGCTGATACTCTGACGGTAGAGTTTTACCCAGTATACTTTTAATTAGGAGGAAATGGAATGCTTAAGCTTATATCAGACGTGAGCGCCGTCTTAAACGTAGACGACTTTTACATCTGCGAAAAATCCAACGGACTGGACGAGCTGATTTTTAACATGTCCATCTATGATGACAACTATCCGCACGTATTAGAGGAGGCTGTGATTGAGTATGAGCAGCCGTATCTGGTCAAGGCGATAGACGCGGGGGCAAGCACGGCAAAAATCAAGTGCCAGCTTAACCTTGACGCTTTAAAGGCAGAGCTGAAGCTTGGATACAGCAACAACTCCGCAACCTTGCAGCAGACGATTGACGGTGTACTCCCGTCCGGGTGGCTGTTTGTGAACAATTCCGGCAGCACCATCAGCCGGACGATTGAGGGCAACTATACACCGCTGGAGGTGATCCAGCAGTGCGTAAATACTTATGGTGTAGTGTTCAGGTTTGACGTGTCTGCAAAGATTGTAAGAGCCTACACCCTGTCGGCATTTCAGCCCCTTGGGGCGTTTGCGAGCCGGGAGCTCAATCTGACAGAGATTAACTTTAAAGGCAAGAGCACCGACTTTTTTACACGGCTTTACGCCTACGGAAAGGACGGCTTAAGCTTTGCTGATATCAATGACGGCAAGCCCTATGTAGAGTACCACGGCTATACCGACAAGGTAATCTGTGCGTACTGGCAGGACGAGCGGTATACCATCAAAGACAATCTTCTGGCGGCAGCACAGGCGGCGGTAAAGACCGGGGGAAGCCCGGATCGCTCTTACGAGTGCACTGTCTATGACTTGGCGGCCACCAATCCGGAGATGTACTCATGGCAGGACTTTTCCCTCTTTTCCGTGGTGAGGCTGATTGACGACATCAAGGAGATTGCTCTTGACTATCAGGTAGTTGAGTACTGGCGATATCCGAACTACCCGGAAAAGAATATTGTCACGCTGTCCAGCACAGCACCAAAAATCCAGACCACGGTTAAAAACATCAAGGCAGAGATTGAGAATCCGAACAGCTCGTTTCGCCAAAACATGCAGACCTTAATTGACAACATGGCGGATTCTATTGCCGGGTATGACGGCGGCAATATGCTCATTACCAAGAACTCTGACGGCAAGCCGAACGGGATTAAGATCATGGACACCGATGATGAGGCCACAGCGGAAAAAATCCTGTGGCTTAACCTTAACGGTATCACCTACTCCCACAACGGAGCCAATGGCCCCTATGATACTGTTTGGAGCTTCGAACAAAACGGATTTGTGGCTGATTGGATCGTCACAGGGACGATGGTAGCTAATATCATCAAAGGCGGAACCTTAACCTTGGGCGGTAATGAGAACGGGAACGGCGTTTGCAGGGTGCTGGACGCAAACGGAAACGAGGCTGCAAGGATTGACGCCGACGGGTTCCACATGGACAGCGGGTTGGAAAAATATAAGTCGCTGGAGTATATCTATCAAGGAATCTCAAAGCTTGTTCTTTCTGGAGACGCGCTTACGGGATACCATAACAATAACAGACGATTCCGGATTCCGTTTGGAGCAGATGGGGCCGCAGCTTTTGACGGAGATGCGCAGGTTTTTGGAAAGCTCACAGTGTATGGAAGTGCATACTTTGCGGAAGGGTGGAGTGGTACAGTGACTATGGGCACAAGTAAATTGACCGTTCAAAACGGGCTTATAACCGGGGTATCATAGGAGGGCATAAATGCGATTATATTATCCGATAGAGGTTGATCTTTATAAACCGTACCCGCTTCCCGTGATGGAAGCGCAGCAGAACAATATTGGACGCGGTGCAGTTGTGACATTAAAAGCCAACGGAGCAATCATTCAGCCGACCAATGAGGGACTGACCTTTTGGGCGAAAAAGCCGGACGGAACAGTATCGTTCTTGGCGGCAACGCTGACAGGAAACAATATACAGATGGACTTCACAAATCAGATGCTGGCGCTTCCTGGGATGGTGCAGGTAGAGATTCGCCTGACGTCCGGAAGCGGAGAACCTGAAACAGACATTAGTACGCCTATTTTCAGTGTTCGAGTGAATCCGTCTAATATCAATGATTCTGCAGTAGAGTCTCAAAACGAATTTACGGCTCTTCAAGTAGCAATCGGAGAGGTTCAGTCTGCGCTGTCTGAAGTCGACGAGTTGAAAAAGAACGGATTGAAGGGAGACCCTGGGCAAGCGGCAACTGTTGAGGTTGGAACGGTTACGGCATCGGAGCCGGGAGGTGCTCCAAGTGTGACTAATGCCGGGACAGAACAAGCGGCGGTATTAGACTTTGTCCTCCCGAGAGGCGAGCAGGGACCGAAAGGAAACGATGGCGCAGCGGGGAAAGACGGAAAAGAGCAAATTGTATTTGCGGCGGCGTCCTCATTCCCGACAACGGGCGATCCGGCCATGCTGTATGTAGACAACACAGTAAGCCCGGCCATCATCTACACATGGGACGGTAGCGCCTACGTGCAGGCCTCTGCGGATATAGGTACGGTGATGTCTATGCTGGCCACCCCGTTTAGTGCGACAGAGAGCTACTCGGCTGGGAAGTACGTCACGTACAACGGGCAGTACTGGAGATTTACGGCTGATAAGACCGCCGGAGCATGGGACGCAAGCAAGGCAGAAGCTACCAATATCGGGGCGGAGCTTAGTGCGTTAAATATCAAGATAATACCTGTGACATTTCTTGACATAATGAATGACTCCTATGTACGCCTGTATCAGAGTGGTGAGCGCATTACAGGGATGCTGTTTGCGGTAAATGATACGCCAAAAAATAGGATATCGGTAAAAGCAAATGTAATTACTGGGATTGGGAATGCGTCTTCTTCAGATACATACTACTTTGTTCCAGTTGCATCTGTCGCTGAAAATCCATTCGGGCTGATGGCAAACCAATACACTTGTGTCGGTACGTCATTAGATCGGGCTACGTCTTCATCTGGCACGCTAAGCGTTGTCCCCGGCTTCGCGCTGGCGTTGTACAACGGGACCGATACTCTCTTATATTGCAGTGTCGGAGGAGGAAGCACAACGTATGCGTCTACAAAATATCTTATTTGGATCGATTATGTTTTAAACTAAAATTGGTATTTAACGCATTAAGGCGGAAGCAGAAAAAGGCAAAAGTAACACATAAACCAGACCGTTTTGTGACATCACGAAAGCGGTCTTTTTGTAACCCGTAAACATACCCATAGGAGAAAAACCAATGGATACAACAATCAGCAGGGCAGAGCATGAGGAGTTTGCCAAAAGGATTGAGGAAGAGAACCACCGCCAGAACCGCCGGATCGAGATCCTGGAAAAGAACATGCAGCAGTTGGCCGCTCTTACGTCCTCGGTGGAGAAACTGGCATACTCTATCGAGGGAATGGTCAAAGAGCAAGAGAGTCAGGGCAACAGGCTGGAAAAGCTGGAAAGTAAGGACGGCGAGAAATGGCGGTCGGTCTCCAGCTATGTTATCACTGTAATTATCGGCCTTGTACTGGGGTACATCTTCCAACAGGTCGGAATATGAGAAAGGAGAAAAATATGAAGAATTGTGTATTTAAGGAAAGTGTGAACACCCAGAAGTGGATCAAGGCGGCAGCTGTCCGGGCAATTAAAACAGCGGCGCAGACGGCTGTAGGCGTCATTGGAGCGGCGGCAGTCATGGGCGCAGTAGACTGGCAGATGGTAGCGAGTGCGTCCGCTCTGGCGGCAGTGGTGTCGGTGCTTACGAGCGTGGCCGGAATCCCGGAAGTCAGCGAGGAGGCGTAGACGATGGCGATCATGGTATCTTCTGCCCGCTCTGATGAGCGTGGTAGATACTCCGGCGGCAAGGCCGGAGACCAGAAACAGAAATCAAAGATCAATGACACCCGTGGAGAGGTGAGTATGCAGGCAATGTATACCCACCGGAAAGGGTGGTATATCCTGCGCCCGAAAAAGGTATCACACGCTGACGCAATCGCAGAGCTGGGTATTAAGGCGGCAAACAATCCCAACATTGGCTACAGCCAGTCGGACAGGCTTGGCGTGGTTAAGCATGGCATTAACACCAAGGTCAAGACCAATGCAGACTGTAGCTCCCTGGTGCGGCAGGCGGTACGGGAAGCGACCGGGAAAGACCCTGGCAACTTTACGACAGCCAACGAGGCCAGGGTATTGGCTGCCACCGGGCTGTTTACCAAGATTGCTTATGTCAACCAGTCAAAGACACCTGTATATAATGGTGATATCCTCGTCACCAAGACCAAGGGGCATACTGTCATCGTAGTATCTGGAAATCCCCGCCTGCGCGCCACAGTCGGCAATCCGTACCCGGTGCCGACCAGAACCATCAAACTGACGGATCCGATGATGAGATGTGACGATGTAAAGTGGATTCAGTATCACCTGATTCGGTTGGGATTTTTGCCCGAGAAGAACAGCAAGGGCGAGAGTAACATTGATGGAATCTATGGCAAGGATACCAGAACAGCGGTAATGGCAGCTCAGAAGCACTACGGAATCAAGGTAGATGGCATTGTCGGAGCGGCAACTGTTGATATTTTGAGATGGAATTGAGAGATCCCCGGAGCAATCCGGGGATTTTTTTAATTTATTTTAAAATAATGCTTGACTATTTGTACAAATAGTGATATACTTAAATCATCAAAGGAACGGAGGATAAAAAAATGAGAAAAATGGTAGTAAACGAGTATGGTGTTGAGGTTGATTTCGAGGTAGCTGTAATGTATATGGACGATGAGATTCGCGAGGAGATTCACAACGAGCTTGCACCGTGTACAGAGCAGGAGTTTTTCGATGAGTACGCAAAGCGCCACGAAGAAAAAATTGGAGAGGAGTGGGAGTTTGCAAAGGAAAATCCGTGTTTCTAAACCAACACTACTCCCGAGGGTATGCGAAAATTGTGGCCGCACTTTTACAGGCGGCCCGAGAGCTAGATATTGCCAATCTTGCAGGGCAGAGCGCAGACGAGAAGCTGAAAGGGAATACAGAGCCCGCAAGAGAGCGGGGCATGCAACAGAACTGGGGAGTATAATACACTGCGAGATATGCGGGAAAGAAATTGAAAAAACTTCTGGGCTCAGGAGATATTGCCCGGAATGTGGAGCCGCCCATCTAAAAGAGGTTGACAACAAACAATCCCTGGCGTGGAAACGTGATAACGCGAAAAAGGCCATTGCAGCCAAACGAGAGTTTTCGAGAAGAAGAACCGCCACGGGAGAGAGAAAAGAATCGGGACATCCAGGAGTGTATTGGAACAAAGAAAACGAAAAATGGCAAGCTCATATAAATCTGAATGGAAAACAGTACAAGATACTATACGCAACAAATCTTGAGCTTGCGGTAAAAGCCAGAAAGGCCGCTGAGAAAATGAAAAAGGCTGGGAATCTTACTATAGAAGCCATCGAGGAGCTTAGAAAAACATACCAGGCCATAAACAGCGAGGAGGATCGGGAACTTGAAGAAAAAAATAACAGTTTGTAAGTCTGGCGGGACGGCCAGCAAGAACGCCTTGATCTACAGGCTGACAGTCCCGGCGGAGATGATAAAAGCCCTCGGGGTCACACCCGAGGACAGGAGCATAGAGCTGGACATGGTGGGCGATACGCTCACCATCAGAAAAGTTAAGGAGGAAAAGTAAAATGGCAGTAAGAACATGGAGAGTATGGGGAGCAAACGGACATAGACAGCGGGAGAGTTTTGAGCCGTCTTATAAATACGATTGGACGGATGGCGAGAAGATCCGGGAGATCGAGGTTGAGAACTCTGACAAAACCGGAACAAATGAGTTTAGTATCATTCGGATCACCCGCGACACCGCCGAGGAGTGCGAGGCGGAGCTTGAGGGTCAGCTGTCTGATGGCATTTTTGAGAGCGTAAACTACGGAAAGGTTGAAGAACTGGTTGACGGCTCTTGGATTGAATGGTAGTATAGTTGTATAGGGGAGGTGCTTGAGAGCCTTGTAAGTAAAAACCCGTCTGGTTAATTCCGAACGGGTTTTTTATGATAAAAGAGGGGGCAAAAAAGGGGCAAATAATTAGACATATATAGACACTTTTGTACATTGCAACTTCAAAAAGCCTTGATTTTATGCACCTTTTAACACTATTGCACATTTAAAAAAGTCCCATCACCCGCTTATTTTTATGCCAAAAAATGCCGTAAATAAGCCACTTTCCGGGCTATGTCATGATTTTATGGGGCAAAAAAGGGGCAAGAATGAAAAAATTGAACCGCCCGGGGGCAAACCGGCCGGCTCTTTTTTATAGCAATGATGTATTTGATATCCTTTCCCTGTCTCGCTCCTCCAGTCTTTTTGTGACGTGCAAGTACACCTCTTTTGTGACTTTGCTGCCGGAATGTCCCAGCCGTCTGGAGATGGTCTCCAGTGGTACGCCTGACTCTGCCAGCAGTGACACGTGGGTATGCCGGAGTATGTGCGGGGTGATCTCCCGGCCTATCACTCTTTTGCTGACCTCCCGGAGATACTTGGCGTAATCGTAGTAGTGCATATACCCGCCGTCAAAATCCGGGAAAAACAGCTTTGATGACTTCCGCATCCCTGCCGTGTCAAAAAAAGCGTCAATCCTCTTGCACACGTCCGCAAGCTCCGGCTGAATAAATACGTCACGGGTGGAAGTAAAGGTCTTTGTACTTGTCAGTACCCGGTTATTGCAATCATAGTTTTTTGTGACGTGGATCATCTGCTCCGGTTGGCTTACGTCGCTCTTGTCCAGTCCGCACACCTCACCATAGCGCAGGCCAGACAAGACCAAGAACTCCGTGAGCAGCTCCCACCGCTCCGAGGACATCTCCTTGAGCAGTGTGGAAAGCTCCTCCCGCTCTAGGTACTTGTTTACCAGCTTCTCCCGCCGTGTATCGTTCTGCAGCTTTTTTAGCTTGTCCAGATAGCGTATATCAGCCACCAGGTCATTCTCATAGCCCCAGCGCAGCATTGCCTTAAACCGTGTGATGTACTCGTTGTAGGAGCCGTTCTCAAGGTCGAGCGTATCCATTTTTTGTTTGATGTATCCGGCAGACAGGGAGGACACAAGTATGTCCGCCCCAAGGCAGTTGATGGTAGTCTTAAGGTTGTAGTAGTTCCGCCTGTAGGTGGATAATTTAAAGGCCTTTTTCTGGTATGCCAGGTACAACTCTTTCAGTTTCCCGAGCGTCAGCCCTTTCTGCTCCGGCTCTGCGTTGATGGCTTCCAGCTTGCCCTGTATCTTTGCGTTAAGGGCTTCCAGAGCCACTTTCCGGGTGCTTGCCGTGTTCTTCTCCATCACCACCGACACACGCCCGTATTTGCCTGTTAGAGGGTTTGTATAGCGTTCTACAAACTTAATCTTTCCGCTTTCTAATTCTTCCGCCCACATTCTTTTATTCCTCCTTGCATTTTACTGCATGGAGTGATAAGATATATATATGTATTTTTCGTATCACCCATGCAGTGGTACTTTAAAAAAAGGCCTCTTGCCCCAGCAGGAGACCTTTTTTATTTGCTATAACCGCTCAAAAACCATAGTAGCCTGTATCCTGTCACCGCCCATCACGCCCTTGCTGCCCGATGATGTGGTTGATATGGTGTGCAGCCGGTATCCCTTGGCGGCCTGCTCATTGATGATTTGCTCCAGCTCCGTAAGGTTTTTTGAGCCTACACCAATCAGCTTTTCTTTCAAAATCACCTGTAAAACTACATACTTCTGCATAAAAAATCCCCCTCGTTAAAACTTAAAAAGCATTCTGGCCAGTTTGTTCCTCCGGCCTTGCTTCGTGGTCGGAATCCCCGTTATCTTTGCGATCTTCCGCTTTGCTCCGGTGATTCCAAGTGCCTTTTTCCAGCTAAACGAAAGCCCCAGTATACTTTTTCTACGTCTTGCCATGTTTACCCATCCTTTGTTTAGTTTCCGTTTTATTTTCCTACGGCGTAACTGTCCACTCCATCACAGGCTGATTTCCTTCCGTCCATCACGGCCTTTTTAAGTGTATCCAGATCCGGCATTACCTCATCTGTATTCACAAGCTCCCCTCTGGCTTTTTCCATACAGAAGTTGTCATACACAGTTTGAGCAACGGTCACCCTTGCCCGCATAGAGCAATGATTGTCAGCAACAATCATGTTGAGCTGCTCCCGCCACGATGACCCGGTCTTTCCAAAAATGCAGAAGTATGTCCGCCGGATATCCTCTTCGGTGAAATGTGCATTCACGTACCGTTGTAACATATCCCTCATCTTTACCACATCATCATCGGAGCTTTTCTTTATAAATCCTGGATGTCGATACTCCATGATATACCGCCCCATGTCTTGACCACAGGCGGCAAACCACTTTTCTAATGTCCGGTATCCCGGCTCACCTATCCCGGATTCCCAGTTCTGGATAGTAGCTACAGACCGCCCAAGAGCCTGCGCCATGAATTTACGGGACTTTCCCGCAGCGGTTCGGGACTTTTCGAGCATTAAGCCAAAATCCCTCGCTCTGTCTACCTCTTTCCTTTTCATATAGTTCCATTTCCCCTCCTGTTGAAAAATAATTGGTAGATTCCAAAAAGAAAACAGCTAAAATATTTTATTTCTTTTTGAAATCAGATTAACCAACCACTTTTCTATGAATTGTTTTATAATACAAACATATTTTAATACAGTTTTAGACAGATTGCAACTCGAATAAACAAATTGACAAGTGCGAACATACGTTCTATAATTTGAGCAGACGGGAAGGGGGATCTGTATGGGTGACAAGATGGAGCAGTACAGGAAAGAGATTCTGGAGATGGTGGAAGAGATTCAAGGCGAAAAGACAATGAATCTCATATACTGGTATGTAAAAAGAGGATACAATGAAGAAAGGGCGAGGGGAAAACCCACGCCCTGATTCCTAAAAAATGAATGTCTCGAAAAAATCACATAACAAATCTTTCTTTTCGGGTGGCAGATGATCGTATTCAATAATTATTTTTTTGAAACGGTCATCGGTCAGCCCGATTTTCATAGCAACATCTGAAAATTCAGCGTCTATATCTTTTTGCACTTTTTCGTCTGTAAGGTCTGTTAGGCCTATCCTAAAATAATCGGCAAGAGCCCTTAATTTTCCAGTACCCGGCATTGACTTCCCTGTGCACCACATATTAAATGTTGACGTGTTTACACCCAATGCGTCCGCGATTTCTTTCTGCTGCTTCTGACTGTTTGCGATGTATTTGCATAGATTTCTCGAAAAGATTCTTTTCTGCTCATCGTTCGTCATGACTTACCCTCCTTACATCTTAGATTTTACACCATAAGAGAAAATAATTCAATAGGAAATTCAAAATAATTGAATTTTAGTGTTGACAATTCAATCAGATTGAATTATAATAAAATCATCAAAGAGAAAGGGGGATTCATTCAATGCCCAAAATATCACTTGAAGCGGTTAGAGTAAACGCAAAATGTAACCAGAAAGAATGGGCGGAATTGCTTGGTGTTTCAAACAAAACCGTTGTAAACTGGGAGAAAGGGAACACAGAGCCGACACTTTCCCAGCTTCGAAAAATGAGTGAGTTGTCAGGTATTCCTATGGACTTTATTTTTGTGCCTGACAAATTCAATTAAATTGAATCATCAAAAAGAGGAGGAATAAGCATGGAACTGCAAAGATTGAGAATCACCGAGGACAAGAGGGTGTTCCTTGATGATTTTGAAATCCGGAACGTGATGGGCTTAGAGTTGAAAGTCTGCGCCTGTTTGTGCTTCGGAGCTTACCTTGAAACTCAATGTATCCCTTGAAAAGGTAGGTGAAAACGATGAGCCTGTACTGTAACAAGTCCGAAGCGGCAAGGTTTTTCGGAATGTGCCGTCAGACCATGTACAAGGTCATTGACGGGATACAGGGCGAGATAAAAGCCGGCCGATACAGTCAGTATGCTATCGCCGGGGGCAAGGTCAGCAAGGCCGTAGTGCTGGACTATCTAAGGTACCGGGCCTGGCTGGCAGACAAGAACACCCGCTCACTCGTCCCACCCTATGACGAGAACGCCGCTATCCGGGCGGTTGGAGAAATGGGGGCGGGTAAATAATGACGGACGAGTCTATGCACCTGCTCCGTCATGCAATCGTAGCCCGTGCGTGTCTGGACTATGACACGGCGATCCGGTACATGGCAAGGCCGCCGGAGAAGCAGACAGAACGGGGAATCATCAAGCATGAGGCGATGATTGCCGAGTGCGAAAGGTTTTTCCGGTGGAGCTGGTTCCGTTGCCTGTGCGAGTTGGACGGGGAGACCGTCATGCAGGCGGTCAAGGAAAACGGGTATTGCAACAACAGCTTTGCTGCAAGCTCACACGTCAACCGGACTATTCAAGGAAGTAAGCGGCGGGAGCAACGCAGAAAGGAGATGGAAGAGTATGAAAAGAAGAAACAAGCGGGAGATTAGAGCCCTGCTCCGGGAGCTTCCAGGAATGCTTGCAATCTGTGCGGGATTGTATGCATGGGCGCTCATCTTGTGGATGGTAGCACCATGAGGAGGGGCAAGATGGCAGCAGTGTTGATTCTGGCCGGGCTGATTGCCTTGTCGGTACTGGTCGACAGAAAAGTGGAAGCCGCGGAGCGCAGGGCAGACCTGGAAGCGCATATCGAACGGGTATGCGAGCCATACAACATCTGCCCGGAGTTGGTAGAAGCCATGATTGAGCGAGAGAGCCGATGGAACCCGAAAGCCCAGAACGGGGACTGCATGGGACTTATGCAGATTTCCGAGCGGTGGCACCGGGAACGCATGGAGCGCCTTGGCGTTACAGACCTGTTAGAGCCTTACGATAATATCCTTGTTGGGGTTGACTACATGGCAGAGCTGTTTGAGAGATACGAGGATCCGGGCACTGTGCTGATGGTGTATCACGGAGAAAAAAACGCTATTGAAAAAGCGAGTAGCGGGGGGATTAGTGGCTATGCTAATTGGATCCTGACACGCTCCGCAGAACTGGAGCGAGAGCATGGCAAATAAAAAGCCCCATAGCCGAGGGACGGCAAAGGGGCATAGGAAAACATCTACATTTACGATAGCAGATAAGGAGGGAAAAGTCAATGGAAGATAACGATCTGGTGGTACAGGCCGACAGATACCATGCACTCTGCGCTATGGAAGGCCGGGTGAATGCACTGGTTGACTTGATTCGCGCCAAGAAAGAGCTGACCACGAATGATGCACTTATCATTCTGGGGTATGAGCCTGAGAGCGATAATCTTACCGTCGAGGATTTAATGGGCTTGGAGGAGAGAGAAAGAGGAAAGTATGCTGGAGAATCGAATGCTGATTGATTCCGAGTGGGGCGAGAGCGAATACGGCGTACCGCTGCCGAGAAAGCGGGATGGATGGGAAGAGGAGGAAGAATATGACAGAGAATGTGAAATTATACGAAGCTGTCAGAGCGGTTCCGGACAGTGCGAAGAGAGAGATTAAAGCCGGGCGGCTGAAAGGCAAGACTGACATTAACCCCATGTGGAGAATCAAGGTGCTGACAGAGCAGTTCGGGCCGTGTGGGATTGGCTGGTATTATGAGACAACCAGAAAATGGATTGAGGGATCTGAAAAGGAATCGGCTGCATTCGTGGATATCAAGCTCTATGTCAAGATTGACGGAGAGTGGAGCAAGCCTATCGAGGGCACAGGCGGAAGCATGTTCACGGCAATGGAATCTAAGGGCTTATATACCTCTGATGAGTGCTTCAAGATGGCCACAACAGACGCTATCTCAGTGGCCTGCAAGCAGCTTGGAATTGGTGCTGATGTATATTGGGGTGCTGATTCGACCAAGTACACGGCGCAGACAGAGCCGCCGCTGTCACAGGACGGGAACAAACCCGCCTCTGCTGCAATGCTAAAGACCATCGAAAGCATTTGCACCAAGCACGGGACTACTCCCGGAGCAGTGTGCAAAAAAGCCGGAGTACAGTGGGAGGGAATTACAAATACCACAGCCGGGCAGATGTTGGCGTATCTGAAGCAGACATATAAGGACGAGTGACATGAGATACACGGGATTTCTCAGAGACCTATTCCTCGACTGGAAAAGCCGGAGAACACGGGTGACGCTGGAGATTGACGCAAAGCCGGAGGACTTGGAAAAGCTGAAGGACAAAAAGCTGACAGTCGAGATTAAGCAGTACCGGGAAAAGAGGACACTGGACGCGAACGCCTATTACTGGCAGCTATTGACCAAGCTTTCCGAAGTGCTGAATGTCCCAAAGCCCTATTTGCATAATCGGCTACTCCGACAGTACGGGCAACTAATGATTATTGACGGGCAGGCCGTTTATACGGTCCTCCCGGACACCGAGGAGGCGGAAAAGGCCATCAATGCCGCTGAGACTTACCACCTTAAACCCACATCACAGGTTAAGGAGGGCAAGGGTGGCAAGATGTACCGCACGTATATGATGTTGAGAGGCTCCAGCGACTATGACAGCAAAGAGATGAGCGTATTGATTAACGGACTGGTCGAGGAGTGCAAGGAGCAGGGGATCGAGACAATCCCACCGGACGAGTTAAGGAGGATATTGAGCAATGCAGAAAAGTATAATCCAGGCTGACAGAAAAGTGTGCTTTCTTTGTGGTCGGAACGGCAACGGGGATCCGCTGGAATGCCATCATGTTTTTTACGGAAACCCAAACCGGCAACACTCTGATGAGGATGGTCTTGTGGTCTGGCTGTGTGGCGAGAGGTGCCACCGGATTGGGAGATTGTCAGCCCACCAATGCGACGATACAAACCGATACCTTAAGCGGGAGGCGCAGAATGTATGGGAGTGGGAAAAGAGGAAGAAAGGCATGACACCGGAGGAAGCCCGGCAAGCATTCCGAGACAGATACGGGAAAAGCGAGTTATAAAAGCCTATGCGTCCAGACATACTTGGACTGCAATAATATATCACACAATGTAAGCCAAGATTTTACCTCCTTCCATGATTGGAAGGCCCGCCCTTCGGGGCGGGAGAAAGGAGGAACATGAACAGCAGGGAGAAAGGAAAAAAGGGCGAGCGTGAACTTGCCGGAATCCTGAAGGCTCACGGATACAAAGCCCGCCGGGGTCAGCAGTACTGCGGGACCAGCGGAGAGGCTGATGTGGTCGGTATCCCTGGCGTACACATAGAGTGCAAGCGAGTAGAGGCATTAAACATCTACACAGCAATGGCGCAGGCCGTCCGGGACGCAAGACCTGGGGAAATCCCCACAGTGTTCCACCGCAAAAACCGAGAGGACTGGCTTGTAACTATGAGATTGGAGGACTACCTGGAAGAGAGGAGAGTGAAAGATGAAGCAGCAGGATATAGAAGCCCGGTTACTCTTCCGGAAGATAGGGCGGGGACGTGACAGGGCGATACAGAGACCTGCGAACCGTAGTGTTGACCGGAAGCTCCGGGAGTTGATAGCGGAAGCCAACTTACACGGATGCTTAATCATCAATGTGGGCAGCGGGATCTATATCCCAAGGCTTGACGTGCCGGAAGAGGACAGTGAGCTGCGGGAGTACATAGCCAAGGAGACCAGCAGAGCCTTAGAGACGCTTAGAAAAGCGCAGGCTATGAATAAGTCATATCAGCGATTGAAAGCCGTCCAGCAAGGCCAGACAAGCATGGAGGACTACGTGGACGAATGGAGGCGGGGACAACATGAGGGATAGCGTAGTATTTTACCGTAGCTTTTACGAGGCGGTCAAAGACCTACCGCCGGAAGCGTTCAAGGAATCCGTGCAGGCTATCCTTGATTATGGGCTTGATGATAAGCCACCGGATAAACAGGGCACGATAGCGCACACTGTCTTTTCCCTTGTCCGTCCACAGATTGACGCAAATAACCGGCGTTTTAAAAACGGGTGCAAGGGCGGAAAAGAACCAAACCGTAACCAAACCCGAACCAAGACGGAACCAAACTGTAACCAAGATGGAACCAAGACGGAACCAAACCCGAACCAAGACGGAACCAAACCCGAACCTAAGGAGAAAGGAGAAAGGAGAAAGGAGAAAGGAGAAATAAATAATAAAATCATTATGTCGCCGCCTACCAGTAGGGGCGAGCTTACATACCCGTATGGAGCGGTGGTTGATTATTTAAACTCAAAAGCCGGGACGCGATACAAACACTCGTCCGAGGATACACGTAAGCATATATGGGCACGGGTCAATGATGGCTATACCCTTGATGACTTTAAGGCCGTGATTGACCGCAAGGTTGAGGAGTGGAAGGGTACGGAGTGGGAAAAGTTTTTAAGACCTTCCACCCTGTTCGGGAGCAAATTCGAGAGCTATCTGAACCAGCGGGAGGAGCCAAAAGGGAAAAAAACAAGCTTCAGCAACTTTCAGGAGCGGGAATATGACAAGGGGTTTTTAGAGAGCCTTGTCGGAAAGTAGGAGGATATGACGGTGACAGAGGAGAAGATGGAGAAGATCCGGCGGTTGGAAAAGTTGCACGGTGTCAAGGTCGGGGAGCGCATAAAGCTCCGCATACAGAGCACACTGCGGGACGAGGAGGTAGACAGTAACGGAGTGCATGAGATCCGTGGGAAAATCTATCAGTTGTATTAGCGGTTTGTGGTGATTAGGACCAGCTTCGGGACGCACCCCAGTTACTTCTGGAGCGACTTTGAGAAATGGAGAGTGGAGTAATGAGCGCTGGAGATTGCGGAAAAGATATGCCAGTATATCTATGACATGGCTATGGAGTTTAAGGAGGAGAAAAAAGATGGCAAAGAAATTTGAACTGACGGCAGAGTTTGCGACAAATATTTTCGGAAAGAAGCTTTTCCGGATTAAGGCGCTGATGGCGTTCGGAGACGTCAAAGAGGGCGAGCTTGGCGGATATGTGGAAAAAGAAGAGAACCTTGATCATGACGGCGATGCATGGGCCTCCGGCAATGCACGGGCTTACGGCAATGCATGGGTCTCCGGCGATGCACAGGTCTACGGCGATGCATGGGTCTCCGG